GCTGGCTTGAACGTAGAGTGCAGTAAACCATGGCGAGTCCATTGTGCTAAACATTGTTTGAATTAGAAACCATAGCATATAGAAACAAAACCAGCTGTGGGATTCAGGGGTTAAATCAAGACGTTTAAAGTATTTTGGTAATATACAGTATGTCCAGAAGCCGTATATTGCTGCAAAAATTAGTATAATAAAAAAGAAGCCAAGGAGGATGTAGTCTTTAATTGTTAGTGCTTTAAGGATGAAGTCACCATAGTCGTGAAGTATCCAGACGATAATTTCAGATGCAATAAAGGGCGTGGCGATAAGTGCGATGTCGCTGCCAATGCTCCCTGGCTTGTTTTTCTCATCTTTAAGATCAATATATTTTTTCTTACCATAAGTAATGATTGGTTGGAAGGTGTAGGCGGCCATGCCAGCGATGAGTACATTAATTGATCCAAATGCGATTGCAAAGAAAAGCAGTAGTGCGCTGTCGCCTATGGATAAACCGGATGGGAGGAATTTTGCTTGAGCATGGCAGTATAGTAATAGCAAGATGAAGCCATACGCAGTTGCAAACCCAATGGTGAGCTTGGCGTACGCTGATATTTTATCGGCGGTAATCTTTGATTTGTCTTCTAGTGCTTTTTTGCTTTCATTTTCAGCCTTTTCTTTTTCTGCTCTGTTTTTTTCAGCTTCTTGCTTTTTTGCGTCTATTTCGCTTTTTGTGAGCAGATTTTTAAGGTCGGATTGTCTGGGGTTTTTTTTATGAAAAACCGGCCGGTAGCGATTGTTTTTGTGGTCTGGCGTCATGTGTCACATCCAAATTTAATTTATTAGTATAACTGCGGTGAAATCGGGTACTGGTCCCGATACTGAATGGAAAGGAAGGCGTATCTCCGTTGTATAGGGCAAGTGTGTAAGTGAATGGTCAATGATAACGGCATTCTAAATATGTTCAATAGATTGCCGTCAATTTTCAAAGCCGCGAAAGCGGCTTTTTTCATGGGTAAAGCGATGACTGCAACCTCCGAACAAATCGCCGCCATGCTGGACTTTGCGGCGCAGGCCGGCGAGAGAGAGGCTTGCGGCCTAGTGCTGGATTCCGGCCGCGTCTATCCCTGCCGCAACCTGGCCGACGATCCAGAGCATTTTTTTCGTATTGATCCGGCCGGGCGAGCGGCGGCCGAGCAGTTGGGCCGGGTCGCCGGCATCTGGCATAGCCACCCGCACGGCACGGCGGAGCCATCGCTCATTGATCGGGCGATGTGCGAGCGCTCTTGCCTGCCGTGGCATGTCGTCAGCCATCCCGGCGGCGATTATCGCTATATCGAGCCCTGCGGCTGGCAGGCCGACTATCTAGGCCGCCCGTATTGCTATGGCGTGTTCGACTGCTGGGAGTTGGTGCGGGACTGGTACGCGCGCGAACGCGGCATGTCCTTGCCACGCCCGAATGAGCCTGACGGCTGGTGGGAGCGCGGTCTAGACCTGTTCAGCACGGCGGCCGAGGCCGCCGGTTTTGTTTGGGTCGATGACGAGCCGCAGGCCGGCGACGTGCTGTTGATGCAGATACGAGGCCAGCGGCCGAACCATGTTGCCGTCTGGCTGGGCGACGGCCGCATTCTCCACCATCTGCGCGACCGGCAATCGGAGACGCATATCTATGGCGGCTGGTGGCAGCGGGTGACGGTGCGCCGCGCGAGGTATCAGGCATGAGCAGCGAGGTTAGAACGATTCGTCTTGGGGGCGCGCTGGGCGAACAGTACGGCCGCGAGCATCGATTGGCGGTGGCGTCGGTGGCCGAGGTGGTGCCGGCGCTGAACGCGCTGCATCCCGGATTCAACAACACGCTGCGCGCCCTGGACGAGCAGGGGCTGGCCTTCCGGGTGACGGTCGCGGACAGGGACATCGCGGAACAGGAACTGACGCTGGTTTCGCAAGGGGATGTGTTGATCATGCCGGAAGTGATCGGTGCCGGCGGCGGCCGGCAAATCCTGGGCGGGGTGCTGATTGCCGTGGGGGCGGCGACGTGGGCATTCGGCGGCACGCAGCTGATGGCGCTGGGCGTCGGCCTGATGGTGAGTGGCGCGGTGATGATGTTGACGCCCGTTCCGCGCCTGGACCAGTCGCAGAGCGAGCAGCAGCAGGGCAAGCCGTCCTACCTGTTCAACGGTGCGGCGAACAGCAGCGCGCAGGGCGTGCCGGCGCCCTGGGGCTGGGGACGACATCGAGCGGGCGGCATCATCATTTCAGCGGGTATCAGCGTAGAGGACATGTAAGGGATGGGGGCGTTGGAAATCATTGGCGCGGGGGGCGGCAAGCCAGACGCGCCGCGCAAGCCGGTGGAAGCGCCGGACTCGCTGCAATCGCTGGCCACGGCCAGGGTGATGATGCTGGTGGGGCTGGGTGAAATGGGTGGACTTGTCGAGGGTGACAAGTCCATTTTTTTTGGCGGGGTGCCGCTGGCCAATGCGGACGGCACGCGCAACTTCGAGCGGGTGCGGGTGGAACATCGGGTCGGCACGGCGGCGCAAACGCCGATGGCTGGATTCGATGAGGTCGAAACGGAATACTCGGTCGGGGTCGAGGTCAAAGCCGGCGACAAGGCCGGCATCGCGCGCAACATCGACAACCTGGATGCCGCCGCGATTCGCATCACGGTGTCGGTGCGGGGCCTGATGTCGATCAACGATGAAGGCGACACCAACCCGACGAGAGTGGATCTGGCGGTTGACGTTTGCCAGCCTGGCGGGGCCTGGCAACAGGTGCGCAATATCGGCATCGAGGGCAAGACCCGCAGCCATTACCAGCGCAGCGTCCGCGTCGATCTGCCGGGGCGCGGGCCGTGGCAAGTGCGGGTGCGCCGGCTGACGCCGGATAGCACGTCGCAAAAGCTGATCAATGCCACCGCATGGGATAGCTATACGGTGTTGCAGCCGCTGCAACTGAGCTATCCGGGCTATGCCTTGCTGGGGGTGACGTTCGATGCCAGGCAGTTCAGCTCGCTGCCCGAAATTACTAGCGAATGGAATCTGTCGGTGCTGCAAGTGCCGAGCAACTACGATCCGGCGGCCGGAACCTATAGCGGGGCGTGGGATGGCACATTCAAGCCGGCGCATTCCAGCAATCCGGCTTGGTGCTTGTACACCTTCGCCACCGACGAGCGATTCAATATCTGCCTGCCGCCGGACGGCGCGTGGAAATGGGACTTGTACCGGATTTCGCAGTGGTGCGACCAGCTTGTCAGCGACGGCGCCGGCGGGTTACGTCGCCGCTTCGAAATGAACGGCTATCACGGCGACGGCGCGGACGCCTGGAAGGCGCTGCAAGACATGGCGTCGGTGTTCTGCGGCAAAGTCATTCCGTCCGCTGGCGGCATCCGCATTGTCGCGGACATGCCTGGTGACACGCCCGGCAAGCACTTCGCGCCGGCCAACGTGCTGGACGGCCGGTTCAGCTATACCAGCACCGAGCAGGCCGACCGCTACACGGTGGCCAGCGTGTCGTTTGTCGATCCGGCGGACGGCTGGAAGCGTACGCCTGAACCCGTCGAGTCGGCCGAGGGCCTGGCGCGCTACGGCTACCAGCCGGCTGAAGTGGTGGCGGTCGGCTGTACCAGCCGCGCGCAGGCGCAGCAGCTGGGGCGCTACATCCTCGAAACCGCGCAGACGGAAACGGAGCTGGTCAACTTCGGGGCCGGCCTGTATGCCGCCGATCTGCTGCCGGGCGAGTTGTTCACGGTGTTTGATCCGACTGTGGCCGGGCGACGCATGGGCGGCCGGCTGCTGGCGGTGAACGGCAAGACGGTGACGCTGGACGCGCCGGTCATGCTGGATGCCGGCATCGCCTATAGCCTGGAATGCCCGATGCCGGACGGCCAGCTGGTACAGCGCGGCGTCGTGGTCAAGCCGGGCGAAACAGATCGCCTGCAACTGGTCGCGCCGTTCCCCGCGCAGCCGGTGGAGGGTACAACCTGGGCGCTGATCGGGACCAATCTGCAGCCGACTATCTGGCGTTGCGTGTCCAAGCGCGAGCGTGAACCGGGCATCTACGAAATCGCGGGCCTGCAGCACAACCCGCACAAGTGGGCGGCTATCGAGCAGGGGCTGTACATCGAGCAACCGCCGACATCGAGTTTGCCCGATCCGTCACAGATTCCGGCGGTTGGCGCGGTGGCGCTGCGCGAGGTGTCCTATTTGACCGGCGACGGCCGCCGCGCGGTGCGGTTGGAAGTCGATTGGCCGGCGGTCAATCATCCCTACCTGCGCGGCTATGTCGTCGGCTACCGCGAGGAAAACGGCAACTGGCGCGAGCTGCCCGAGCAGTCGGCCAATCATGCCGAGCTGGAAGGGCTGTTGCCGGGCGTCTGGCAAGTGCGGGTGTCCAGCGTGTCGGCCACTGGCCTGCGCAGCATCCCGGCGCTGGGCAAGGTCAACGCGCGCGGCCATACCACGCCGCCGCCGATGCCGGCGCTGTCGGCCGTGGGCGGCCCGATGAAGATTGAACTGACCTGGCGCTATCCGGTCGGGGTGCCCGAACTGGTCGGGGCCGAGTTGTTCTATAGCGCTGATCCCAACGACAGCAATCCGACGCCGCTGTGCGACCGGGCCTATCCGGTGAACAGCTACACGCACCACGGCGTCGGCCTGGGCGTGCATTACTACTATTGGCTGCAAGTGACCGACAGCTGGGGCAATGTGTCGCCGCGCGCCCGCGCCGATGCCGCGACCATCCGCGACCCGTCGCTGTTGTTGCAACAGCTGCAAGGCGGGATCAGCGGCAGCGAACTGGCCGACGAGCTGCGCAAGCCGATGGAAAACGTGGCCAACATCACGGCGGAGGTGGACCACGCCGCCAAGCTGGCGGAATCGGCCATCGATGCGGCCATGCAATCGGTGTTGACCAGCGACCAGCTGGGTGACACGCAGGCCCGGCATCGAGCGCTGGCGAAACAAGAGCTGAAGACCACGGCCACCGCGCTGCGCCAGGAGGCGACGGCGCGGCTGGAGCTGTCGGCCAAGTTGGACGACACGCGGGCCGATCTGGTGCAGGAGCAGACGGCGCGGGCCGAGGCGGACAGGGCCATCGCCAGCGACGTCAAGACGCTGGCCAGCCGCACGCAATCCGACTTTGCGGCTGTGCGCCAGGAACTCAAAACCGCGACCGGCCCGGACGGCTCGCTGGCGCAGCGACTGGACCAGCTGACGGCCAAGCATGAGGCCGCGCAAAAGACGACGCAGGCCGGCTTGTTGCAAGAGCAAACCGCGCGGGCGACGGCAGACGACTCGCTGGCGGCCGACATCAAGACGCTATCCAGCAAGACGGATTCGGGGCTGGCGACGGTGCGGCAGGAGTTGCAGACGGCGACCGGCGCCAGCGGGGCGCTGGCCAAGCGCTTGGACCAGCTGACGGCCAGGCATGAGGCCGCGCAAAAGACGACGCAGGCCGGCTTGTTGCAAGAGCAAACCGCGCGGGCGACGGCAGACGACTCGCTGGCGGCCGACATCAAGACGCTATCCAGCAAGACGGATTCGGGGCTGGCGACGGTGCGCCAGGAGCTGCAAGCGGCGACCGGCTCCAGCGGTTCGCTGGCGCAGCGTCTGGACCAGATGTCTACCCGCGTCGGCGACGCCGAGGCGACGATTACGCAGCAGGCCAAGAGCGTGGATGGCCTGATGGGGAAATGGTCGGTTCAGATTACCCGCACGGCGAACGGCAAGACTTTCGCCAGCGGCCTGGCGCTGAACAATGGCACGAACGGCAGCGAATTCGCAGTGCTGGCCGATAAGTTCTACGTGGCGCAACCGGACGGCGAGGGCGTGCGCCAGGTGTTCACAGTGGGCAGTATCGGCGGCCGGTCGGCGGTCGGCATTGCCGGCGACCTGATCCTAGACGGCACGATGTCGGCCAGCAAGATTTCGGCCGGCGAGGTGCGGGCCGAGGTGGCGCTCTACGCCGCCGCCATCCGTGGCGGCAGCATGAATATGGGCGGCGGCCGGTTCAGCGTGGACAACGGCGGCAATGTGTCGATTCGTAGCGGCGACGGCGGCGCGCGGACGGAAATTAGCAATCGAGTCATTCGCGTGTTCGACGAAAACGGCGTCGAGCGCGTCAAGATAGGAGATTTGGCGGCATGAGCCATGGATTGATGGTGAAGGATGCGGGCGGCCGGGCGATGCTGCATACCGATTCAATGGCGAGCAGCCTGGTGGACGTGATCTACCTTGGCGGCGGCAACGGCGAACGGGCCTACCCTGAGCTTGCCGGCTTCGTCCTGGGAACGACGCAGATTTACGGGCCGACGATTGGTGGCGGCCGCAAGCGCATGCACGGTGTCGGGATCGATTACGGTCGCGGCCATCCGGTCGTGCGTTGGTGGCAACAGACGGGCGATGTCGCGCCGACAACCCTTTATGTGATGTCCGTCCGATGAGCCGCCACGGTTTCATGGTCCGTAATCGCAATGGCGGCATTGTCGTCAGCGACCGGACGTACTCACTCGTTTTTGCCGGTGTGGCGCAGTTCAACGCGGTGACAGGCTCGCCCAGCGGCATCATGCCGCGCTGGTTCGATTTCATGAAGGCGCTGTATACGCTGCGTTACTACGTCAACTGCCCGTATGAGCCCTTGCCGTTCATCCGCCGCTCCGGCGGCTGGGCTGGCATTGTCGGCGTGCAGGGGGCGGGGCCGGGCCGTTGGGAAATCACGCTGGCGGTCTACCCGAATCACCAGCCGCAAGTCTTGGTGTTCTGTCGGACGCCGAACGCGGTCGGTGGGCGCTGGGGGATGGTATTGCGGCGCGAGGATGGTTCTGTCTGCTATGACAGCAATCAGCGCAATCTGGTGTTGATGGACGCAGTGGTGCATACGCCATCCAACATCCACATCATCAAGCAGGAACGCGGCGGAAATCCCGCGCGCCGGGCGGATGGGACATTTACGCCGGTCCGCTGGAATAGCCCGAATGCCGCCTACTGTTATTCGGTCAATGGCAAGTACGTCAGTGATTACGGCTATTACTCGTATTACGACTTGTTGAATGGATTTTTGGAGGATGGCGGGTTTCGAACCGACTTTTGTTATTTAGCCAGAGGCGGGGAGGATGGCGGCGACGCGATGGATTGCATTTCGCAAACCATCATGATTACCGATGCCAGTTTGTACGTGTAATTGAATTCGAGTTAGTGCCCGCTTCGGCGGGCTTTTTTTTTATGGGTGAGTGAAATGGCAACGGATGTTGCGTGGTATCGCGTCGGCAAGATCAGCGTACAGCAGGGGGCATTGACCGTGAGCGGTCAAGGCACGAATTGGGCGGGCCAGACCAATCCGGGGGATATCCTGATTGGTCCGGACGGCAAACTATATGAAATCGCCACGGTGGAAGCTGCCGCCTTGAAGCTGCGCACGCCTTACGCGGGCGGCAACGCGACCGGGCAGGCTTACGCCATCGTCCGCAACTTCACCGGCTCGCCGCTGGGCGAAGTGGCGGCCGAGCTGGCCAAGATGCAGCGGCGCTGGATGGTGACGCTGGCCGGCTTCCGCGATGTGCTGTTGACCGATCAGGAACAGGCGGTGTTGTACGACGAGTTGGGCGAGGGGCGGCAGGTGATGTCCTGGCTGGCCATCAGTCGCGGGGCCAGGGAGGGTCTGGCCGCGATGGAGGCGGCACGCAGGCTAGTCATAGACAACGCGGCGGACCTGATCGCCTCGCGCAATGCTGCCGCCGCGAGCGAGAAGAGCGCAGCGGCTAGCCAGGCGGCGGCGGCGAGTAGCGAAAGTGTTACCAAGGCCAGTCAGGAAGCAGCGGCGTCCAGTCAGAACGCGGCGAAGACCAGCCAGGTGGCGGCAGGGATGAGCGAGAAGAACGCCGCCGCCAGCGCCACGGCGGCGGCAGCTAGCGCGAAGGCGGGCAGCGACAGTGCGGCAGCAGCAGCAGCCAGCGCGGCATCCATCAGTGAAGCGGGTAGGGTCGCCGAAGAGGGGCGAAAAATGGTGGTGGATAGCATCGTGGCTGTGGTTGCCGCTAGCAATGCCGCCGCTGTCAGCGAAAAAAACGCAGCGGCCAGCCAAGCGGCGGCGGCGAGTAGCGAAAGTGTTACCAAGGCCAGCCAGGCGGCAGCGGCAACCAGTCAGAACGCGGCCAAGGCCAGCCAGGTGGCGGCAGGGACGAGCGAGAAGAACGCCGCCACCAGCGCCACGGCGGCGGCGGCTAGCGCGAAAGCGGGAAGCGACAGTGCGGCGGCAGCGGCGGCCAGCGCGTCGTCTATCGGCGAAGCGGCCAGGGTGGCCGAGGAGGGGCGCAAGGTCGTCGCAGATGGCATGGTGACGGTGGTGGCTGCGAGCAAGGCCACGGCACAAAGCGAGAAAAACGCGGCGTCCAGTCAGGTGGCAGCAGCGGCTAGCGAGAGAAACGCCTCCGCCAGCGCCACGGCGGCGGCGGCTAGCGCGAAAACGGGTAGTGAAAGCGCGGCGGTAGCGGCGGCCAGCGCGTCGTCTATCGGCGAGGCGGCCAGGGTGGCCGAGGAAGGGCGCAAGGTCGTCGCGGATGGCATCGTGACAGTGGTGGCTGCGAGCAAAGCCACGGCACAGAGCGAGAAAAACGCGGCATTTAGTCAGGCGGCGGCGGCGAATAGCGAAAGCGCCGCCAAGGCCAGCCAGGCGGCGGCATCGGTCAGCGAGCAGAACGCGGAGGGCAGCGCGGCCAGCGCCTCGACAGCGGCGGTGGCCGCCGAGGCCAGCGCCAAAGCGGCCATGGCCAGTGAGTACGCGGCGGCAGACAGCGCTGGCCAGCTCGCCGGGGCGGCGCAGGTGGTGGCCGAGGCGCGGGAACTGCTCAAGATCGCTGTCAAACGCGGAGACCCGATTCAGGTTAATTCGCAGAATTCCGAAGCGTATGTCACGTTGAATATGTCCACGGATGCGAATGTCACGAATAGCGGCAGGCTTACGGCGTATGGTCAGAAGGGTGCGGCGGCTTTGCTTGACCTGGATGCCCAGCCGGCGGAGAAGAACGTGCAGGCCAAAATTCGCTTGTTCCGAAATACATCCGGCAACTCTGCTTATCTGGAGGTTTATCCGGGGGATGGCTCCAGTGATGTTGTGCATCGCTTGAGCGGGAAAGGGATGGATACCCTGTTGAATCAGCAAGGCGGCCGCTTGCTAATCGGCAAGAAAGGCGCGCCGGCACGGGTCGATCTGGTTGGCGAGTCATGGGCGGATACGTTCCGCGCGGCGAAAGGCTATCCCGACAATGGTGATTCATCCTCTGTCGGGTTCGCGTTTGCCAGCGATTCGGATACAGGCATGTTTGCCGACTATCAAGGTACGAATCCAAGTTCCGGGACTTCAAATCTAACATTTTACATCAACAGTAAACAGGTGATGGCGATTGATAAGGATGGGCGATTTTGGGCGGCGGCACATGGGTTTTTAGATCAGGCGTTTGCGACTCAAGCATTTGTTAATACTGCTGTGGCGAAAGTGGTGGACGGTGCGCCGGCTACGTTGAATACCCTGAAAAGGATTAGTGAAGCGCTCAATAATGATGCAAACATTATCAAGAATATTTCTGTAGCGATTGAGAAAAAGCCGGATGTTGGGCTGATGCTGGGGCGCTCTATGGGCGGTTACACCAAGCCAGGTTTTTATACATATACGCCGCCGGTATCGAGTCCAACTGTAATAGATGGTCCTCAAAATGCAAATGGTGGTTTTGAGGTTATTTCATTTGGGGATGAGCCGTCTAGGGCACAAATTGCCATTAGCACCACATGGCAAAAGGCGTTCTTTCGGACTGGTAGTCAAGGCGTGCATTCGCCATGGCGCGAGATTTTTCACGAAGGAAATTTCAACCCGAAAGACTATGATCCGAAAACGCCGAGAATGGCGATGCTCGCCCAATATACCAAGGCAACGTTGCCGCCAGCCAGCTCATGCGCTGGCGGGGTCGTGATGGTAACGGATTTTCCCAAGGGGCCAGAGATTTGCTATAGCACGGGCAGTAAATGGAAAATGCTTGGATCGTTTGATTTTTGAGTGTGAGGCTGTACCCTAAACCCTGCCAACATGCAGGGCTTTTTGTTTGGGAAATATGAAATGCAAGAGCATGAAAGAGGGCTGGCGGTATTGGTGCTTGTCGGGGCAGCTATTGGCTTGGCTAAACTACTAGATAGCAATGAGCGCATCACGATTCGTTTGGCAGTAGGTCGCGCAATATTAGGTGGCGCGACTTCGGCTATGGCGGGGTTGGGATTGGCGTATTTCCCGGAATGGCCACTGCCGGTCCTGATTGGCGCAGGTGCAGCTTTGGGGGTGTTGGGGTCGCATTATGTGGAAGCATTATTGCGGAAGCACGTCGAAAAAGCCACCAAATAATAGTTGTCGTTTAACTGATGCCAAGCCCGCGTAAGCGGGTTTTTTAATTTTAAGGATAAGTTATGGAATTGGTACATACCGCAATCACCCAATTGGGCGTTGAGGAACAGCCGCGCGGCTCTAACGATGGGCCGAAGGTGCGTCAGTACCTGCAGGCGGTGGGGATCGGTTCTCCTGCCGCCTGGTGCATGGCATTTGTCTACTGGTGCGCACAGCGCGCGGCGGACGAGTCGGGCGCCGTCAATCCGCTGCTGAAGACTGGCGGGGTACTGCGGCAATGGAACGAGCGCCCAGCGCTGCGCGTGAGTACGCCGCAGCCGGGTGACGTGTTCATCATGGATTTTGGCAAGGGGCTGGGGCATACCGGCATCGTTGAGCGGGTGGATGGCGACAAGCTGCTGACGATTGAAGGCAACACCAACGCCAGCGGCGGGCGCGAAGGCTATGCGGTCTGCAGACGCGTGCGCAGCGTGAAGCTGTGCAAGGGCTTTCTGCGGGTGGGACTGTGAATGGGCATTTGCGAGTCGCTGGCGGCGTGGTGATGGTTGCGGGCTGGCTTGGGTCGGCCTGGTGGGCGTATGGCCAGGGGGCAGACGCTATCCGCCAGCAATGGGCAATGGCGGATGCGCGTCGAGGCGCAGCCGAGGCCCGTGCCGATCTGGAAGGCTACCGGGCTGAGACGGAACGGCTGCATACGCTATCGCAGCGCATTGAAGCCACGTTGAGTGCACTGCGTCAGGCACAGCCCAAAATTATAGAAAGGTACAACCATGTCGTGGAAAAGCAGCCCTTGCCTGTTGAGTGTCGCCCTGGTGCTGACAGGTTGCGCGAACTCAATGCTGCTATCGAGGCAGCCAACGCCGCCCGTTCCGGTCAACTTGGCCATGTCGTGTCCGGAGCTGGAGCGGGTGACGGTGGATAGTTGGGATGCCGTAGCGAAGGGTTATATTGATGTTCTGTTTATCTATGTGGGTTGCCGCAGTGTGATGGTAAGGTAAAAAAAACAAGCCCCGAAAGGGGCTTGTTACTTAATGCAAGATTTTAAATTCATGATCTGCCATGTAGGCTTGTTTAATTTCAAATGTTGGTAGAGAGTTTTCTTTGCGTTTTTCATTAATGCTGTGAATATATTCCGCCGTCTGCTGTGAGGCATGGACGCCAAGTATTACTTTGCTTATATATGCCGGGTTGAATTTTATGAGAGCTCCTTTTTGATTGCCCAAGGCTATTCGCCATTCATCTTCATATTCCCATGCGTTAGCTTTGAAAAGATTGTAGCGGTCGTAATCACTCGGGAGTGTGAATTCGTACGGGTTTATTGCTGGTCGCGCATTATCTTTTTGATATTGTACTTTTCGAAATAGAATTGCTGTGCCTATGTCTTCTGTATTGTCAAATTCAATGCATATGCCTTGGTGGTAATGCGCGTAATGCGACCACATTAAAATGTTTCCCGCATTGGTTGTCGCACAAAATATACCTGTATTTATGCTGGATTGCCTAAGTTTATTAATTAATTCATCTGTAAATTGTTCCTTCTTTTTTGATATCTCATAGGTGAGCTTGCTTACCTCTGATTTATTTGGTTTGAATGTTTTGTCATTTAATTTGATTGAATTGATAACATATCTACGAATATCTTTTACGGCAATGTCTTTTTTGTAGTGAGGATAAACATCAAAAGGATCATTGAAATCTTTGTGGGAAGATAAAAATAATTTATTGCCAAGGAGAATGGATTCGAGTCTTATCTTTTTTTCTGTTATTTCTTCATCTTTTTCTGTGGTGAATGGGTGAGGAAGATATTTGTAGAAATGTTGAGGCTTTCCGTTGGTGTAATCTCTTATGATTTTTATTCTCTCGGTTTTGGGCAT